GTGGTCGGAACCCAGATATCGGGTGTGCCGAATTCTGGCCAGAGTACAACCTATAGCGACGCTGAATTGCAAACCTTGTTTCAGGCGGGCATAGACGTCATTGCAAATCCCCAGCCGGGTGGGTCCTACTGGGGCGTGCGCTGCGGCCATAACACATCATCGAACCCCGCGACGAATGGGGACAACTATGCGCGCATGACAAACTATATAGCGGCAACGCTGGCAGCGGGCATGGGCGGCTTCGTCGGCCAAGTGATAAATTCATCTCTATTTCAGCAAATCCGTTCGACGCAATTGAGCTACCTTCAGTCGCTTCTTGGACAGGGGATACTCGGCAGCCTGGATGGCTCGCTGCCGTTTAGCGTGATTTGTGATGCGTCGAACAACCCGATTAGTCGGACTAGCTTGGGTTATGTACAAAGCGACTGCCAGGTGCAGTATCAGGGTATCAATGAGAAGTTCATCGTCAATGTCGAAGGCGGACAAACGGTTATCGTGCAAAGCCAGATATTACCGTCGGGCACCAACTGAGCGCAGAGCAGCGATTGAGGTTAGAGAAAGATGCCAATCAACTCGTTTTCAATTGGACGCGACTGTCAGCTCGTTGTCATGGGGCCTCAGGGACGCGTCGATCTGACGTATGTCACCGGATTCGAAAGCAGACAAATGACCCAGTCGGTGCGGCTGGACCGGCTGGACGGCATTCCCATGGGAGCCGAGTTGCCCAAGGGGTGGGAGGGAAGTTTTGAGGTTGAGCGGGGGACCAGCGAGGTCGATGATTTCATAGCCGCCGCGGAGCAAGCGTTCTTTACACAGGGAAGCTTGGCCGCCGGTACGGTTTACCAGTATGTCACCGAGGTTGATGGCTCTACGTCAACCTACCAGTATAGCGGCGTGGCTTTCAAGTTGGTCAATGCTGGTACGTGGCGTGGCGACGCCAGTGTCAAGCAGCGACTGGAATTCTTTGCTACCCAACGTCAGAGGCTGTGATGGAGACGCCAACTGTTCGGCTGCTATCCGAGGCAGCAACGCCGATTACTGTTAAGGACAGCGATGGGCGCGCGTTATTCTTGCGGAGAATGGGGGCACTGGACCGGCTGCGGCTGTTCAAAGCTGTTGGAGCAGAGCTCGCGCAGAACGCTCCTTATCTGGGCATGGCGATGCTCGCGTCCTCGGTAACTGCCATTGATGGTATTCCAGTACCGGCACCGACGACCGAGGCACAAATCGAAGCGCTGATACAGCGCCTGGGTGACGCGGGTCTTGCCGCCGCAGCAAGTGTGCTGGCCGATCAGGCCGCATCGCCTGGGAGTGCCGACCAGGGAAACTGAGTAGGCACCCCGATCTTGTTGACTGCTTGTATCTGGTCAAGAACGGGGTGCCATTCGACGTGGCGTTCAGCCTGGTGGAGGACGAACGCGCTGCCTGGGTGGTGATCATGGGGCGCTTCAACGGGCTCATCTATGATTGGACGGACCGTTGTTGGAAGACCGGGTGAGGTCAGCATTGGATCAGGCTGGCAAGTTGCTGGCTGACGCTATAGCGCGACGATTACGAGAACAGGGTTTACCGGGAGACGTGCATATGGCTTTTGACGGCGACCGGATTGTGGTCGGCAGCACGCACACGTCCGTGCGTGACGCCGAAAGCGGCAACGTTGAACGGCAGCCGCAGGGACTCCTGGAGCATGCATCGCGCGAGGCAATTCCGAAAGTGATAGCGACACTGGCGAGTTTTTTGCGCGAGAGCGACCTTGATCGAAGCATTTGAAATCGGCGTTTCCCTTGCGTTGCGCGACGGGGTTTCCGATGGCATTGCCGCCGCGCGGCGTGACATGGTGGCGATTGAGGCGAGCATTGGAACGAGCAGGGTATCCCTGGAAACGCTGCGGCGTACAGGGCAAAGGCTGTTGGCCAGCACGGGAGCCACCGCGGCAACCGGCGCCGTGCAAGGCGGATTCTTACCTACCCCCGTTAAGACCTCAGCCACTCAAACGGAGCGCCACGCTGAAACCAAGTCTCATGATGGACCACAATCATCTCCGGTCCTTCCGCCTAAGTTGGCTGTGCCAGTTGCCGAGGTCCGGGCCCGCAGAAGCACTGACAGCTCGGCACCCGTGACAATCGCTGCCACACCGCAACCTGCGATAATGAATGCAGGAACGCCGGCGGTTGCGGCGAGGACGAAGACGACCTCAGATGCGCTAGCTATCTCGGCCGCAACGTGTGGTGCCGCGATGACATCAACGCTACCCGCCAAGCAAGAGAACATCGTCGGGCAAACTGCGGACCTTGATGGCGCGCGTTTATCACCGAACTCAGGGCCTAAGTTTCAGCTCACTTTTCCTGCGCCCGCGCCGACGATAACCCAGTCGCCTTTTGCTACGGTACCTATCAAACCCAGTAATTTGAAATACGACCGTCCCGCAGTTGGTGCGCAAAGCCAGTTTCTTGCATCTACCGGCTCAGTCGCGCCGACTGTAAAGACGATAGTCGCGGCGGGGCCACCCCCGTCACCGGAGGCGATGCGTGCAGGCACGGGCACTCTGCCTGACCGGCCGCCACCATCAATACAACTGCCGGTGCAGCAAAGTAGCGCGCAAGGAGACACGCCGCCCGTAGCCGGCGATGTATTTCTCGATGGCACGCTGGTTGGCCGGTGGATGTGCCGCTTTCTGACGCGTGAGGCTGCGCGCGACCCTGCGGGACCTACCGGGTTTGACCCGCGACGCAATTCTATCTTTCCTGGACCGACAACGGGGTTCTGATGGCCGGACTAACGCTGGGCTCGGTTACGCTTGCGGCTTTCGAAATACCTGGACGGGTACAGTTCGGCGGCAAGCAGGCCTTGGCTGTGCATCAACTGCCCGGGGGCGTTCGGGTAATTGACGCCATGGGACGTGACGATACGGATATAAGCTGGTCTGGTATCTTGTCCGGTGGCGATGCCTCCGGCCGCGCGAGACTGTTGGATGCCATGCGCGCGGCGGGCAGCGCCATTACCTTGTCGTGGGATGTCTTCGCCTATTCGGTTGTGATCGCTGACCTGCAATTGGTGTATCACAACCCCTGGTGGATCCCGTATCACGTCATCTGCAAGATCGTGACCGACCAAGCTCAGTATGTCACGCCGCCGACGCTGACTGATGCTACTGCCATAGTTAGTGATTTGAGTTACGCCGCAAGTTTGACGAATGTTATTAACACCGAGGGTGCAATTTCCGCCTCCGGAGCATTTACCGCAGGGACGCAAGCGAATGCGAGCGCAGTTCTTGCGATTGCTACGAGCGTGACCGCTATTGATTCTGGCATTCAGGCTGCGGAGCAAGCTATGCAATCGGGTGAGATTCCAACGGTTGTAGCGGCTGCGGGATCGCTCGCCTATTTGACGTCCGCGCAGGGATTTGTCGGCAGGGCCGCAACCAACCTACAAAATGTGAGTAACTAAATGCGGGTGGTCACTGTCGCAAGTCAGACCCTGTTCCAGGTGGCTCTGACCTACTTGGGCGATTCGACGCAGTGGATACGCATTGCTACACTGAATAATATCACAGACCCCTGGTTGGATGGTCTTGTAACGCTAACGATTCCCGATGTGAACCCGTCGGCGGGGGGTGGCGTTGCCGGTCAGTGAAGCGAGAATTCCTACACTTGCAGTATTTGTCAATACTGTTCAGGTGGCTGGGATTTTGGCTGCGGATATCGACCTGAATAGTCATCTGGCAGCAAACCGTTTCCGTATCCGCGCCTCACTGACGGCATCCGGGGCAACCATTTGGAACCAGACTCCTCTGTTGATTTCAATTCGGCTTGGTCTAAACGATACCTTGGCGACTTTGATGACGGGCAATGCAGACCGCGTGACAATTGATCCTATACGCGGAGAAGTGAGTATCGACGGCCGTGACCTGACCTCGCGCCTTATTGCGTCACGCATTCAGCAAGCGTTTGAAAACCAAACTGCGAGCGAAGTGGCTACGCAATTGGCGACCGATCAGGGTTTGCGGGCAGCGGTGATAACGACAACCCAGCCGGTTGGGAGATATTTCCAGAACGGGCATACCCAGACCAGCCTGGATCAACATGCGCGAACGACGACAGCATGGGACCTTCTTATCCGCCTTGCGGAATTTGAGGGTTTTGAGGTCTGGGTGGAAGATGAGACGCTCTATTTCATGCCGGCTTCAACCGACTTCGGCACGCTTTCTATCGCACCGTCCGATTGCATATCGATGGATCTCCAGCAATCCATGAGCTTATCGAACGACCTTGAGGTGACGGTAAAAAGCTGGAACTGCATTGGCCAGCATATGGTGCAGAAGACCGCCTCAGCGGGCGGAACTGTCGGTACACCAAGCAATTATGTCATTGTTCGCCCCAATTTGACAGCGGCCACCGCACAGATGTTGGCCCAGAGCGTGGTCAATCAAATGGCTGCTCAGGCGCGCAGCGGAACGTGTCAACGACTTTGATCCAACTTTTTGCCTAATTTAGGCTCGCCGGCTGGGCTTGAGGCGGGTTGATCCAGACGGCGGTTGGCTTTTGCGGCGGCGTGGG